CTGTCCAACGGCTCGGCCATGTCCTGCGCTTGCTGGGTCGCGTTGATGGCGTCGACCTTGGCAGATACCTGCTCGTACACGAGGAACGCCACCGCGAGTGTCAACGCCACGATGATGAGGTCGCGCGTTCCGAACCGGCGACCGCGCTGGACGTCGGTCGCGCTAGTCGATCGGTTCGGGGTCACGTAACCCTCCACGCGCCTCGAGCTCGTCGCGTCGACGACGCGGCGGTAATCCTAGCCTAGCCTCCCGCTGCGCGCTGAGCGCCTCGTCTAAGGCGTTCACGTCGGCACGTAGGTGACGGATCTTCTCGCGTAGCTCCTCGAGCTCCTGGTCGTGATCGGCGTTGATCCGCTCGAGCTCGGCGGCGTGCAACTTATCGCGCTGATCCAGCTCAGCGGCGTGACGCTCCGCCACGCTGCCCTCGCGACGCATGAGAACGACGATGAACGTGATGAGCAGTCCACCGACTCCCCAGCTGGGTGCCGACTGGAGAACGGCGGTGACGAGCGCATCCACGGATCACCTCCCGACGGTAGTCAGTCTGACAAACGAACATGAGGAGTTGTCGCGTTCACCGTTTTCACAACCGTCGTGACAGCTACCGGTACCGTTCGCGTCGACACCAAACGGGGAGACGACGATGACCGACGCCGACGACACCGACGACGTCACGCCGTACGCCCTAACTCCGGCTGATCAACTTCGCAAGTTGCGCTACACGCTGTCACCGACGTTGTTCGTGAACGAGGACAGCACGGTCAACGACCTGCTGTGGCAGTTGGTTCTGGAGCAGCGCGCGACGCGCTGCTGGGTGACGGTGCTCGTTCTGGCTACGGTCGTCCCTCTCGTCCTGATACTGGCCGGTGCGCTTGTCAGCTGACTCATTAACCTGACCTAGGAGAGACGTGAACCAGGAGATTAAGGAGCGTTGGGTCGCCGCGCTCGAGTCTGGTGAGTTCCAGCAGGGCACGAACTTTCTCGCCATGGACAGCGTCGTCATGGACGAGATCACCGGTCGCGAGGCGGTGAACGAGGACGGTTCGCTCAAGCTCAAGCGACGCTACTGCTGCCTCGGGGTGCTCTGCGAGGTCGCGAAGCGCGACGGTGCCATCGACAGCTACGACATCGCCGAGCCGTATCTGCCCCGTGTGGTTCAGGAGTGGGCCGAACTGCCCACGCGGCCGGCGGTGCCGAACCGGAGCGTCACCGCCGACGACCCGGACTCCGTTCAGCAGGCCGCCGTCAACTTGGACGGTGAACGCGTCGGGCTCGACATACTGAACGACAACGGTTGTACCTTCCCTCGCATCGCGGAGCTCATCCGCGCGCACCTCTAGCGATAGGTAACACGGTGAGGATACTGCGCATCTTGACGATCGCCCTGGGCGTCGTCGCCCTGTACGGACTGCGATCGATCGTACGGTCGATCGAGCTGACGCTCCGGTGGCCGATCACCTACGTTCACGGCGAACCGCAACCACCGAAGCGAGCGGTCAGCGCGTCAACGATACTCGACGTCGAGCCCGGTTCGTCGTGCAACCGATCGCACGGCTACGTTCCCGCGCTGCGCGTGGTCGAGGACTAGTCGTGGTTCGCTCGACGCGCGGCCGGTCCACGACACCGGGCGTGATCGTCTACGACGAGACGACGCGCGCCCAGCGGCACCTCGCGGTTCGGCAGGTTTGCGCGCTGGCACACGACGCGACCGACGCGATCACCCTACTAAGCGTCCTCGGTCTCGACCCGATTACCGACTACCGACGCGTCACCGCCGGTGACGCGTTGACCACAGGAAAGGTTGACTCACTGTGAAAAAGAAGTTACTCGTGGCGGCGGCCCTGCTCGCCGCGCTGCTCCCGACGTTGACCGCGTGCGCCAGTCGCGAGGGTCGCGTGGTGGAGGTTGAGCAGGAGCTCAACGAGAAGGAGCTCACGATCATCAAGGACGGCGAGGAGGTCGACGTCGACGTCACCAACAACAGCGGTTGCGAGGTAGACGACGTCTACCCCGACTGCGACCGCGACAACCCCGACAACGCCGCTAACGACGACGACGACAACGACGATCGATGACGAGGTCACGAGCGCGGACGGTCGCGCTGGTCGTCGGCGCGGTGGCTACGGCCGTCGCGCTGACGACCGGCACCGGCGCGTGCGACACGCGGTACCCGGACGACGTCACCGGGGTCGTCGTCGAGAAGACCGAGCGTGCGACCGACGACAGTCACAACCCATCGCTGGTGATCGATCCCGACGAGTGGGTCGAGGGCGACTGGGTTCGCGTCTGGCTCAAGGAGATGTACTGGGAGACCTACGAGGTCGGTGACTCGTACCCGTAGACTGCTGCTACCGACCGACGACAGTAAGAGTGACGATGAAGATTAACATCGACGTTCTCCAGAGGCTTGACGCGTGCAACTTCTACCTGAGAGCGTTCGCTCGACTCTTTCCGCAGTCGACGTACCCAGACGGGGTCGAGGTGACCCCCGAGCTGTGCGTTCGGTACGCGGAGGAGTTCGACTGGGAGTGGGCGGCCGACGAACTTCTCACTGAGGAGGGCTACCGCCTGTACGAGCAGGCACTGAACGATCACCCCGAGGCGCGACGACTCACGGAACTCGACCGGCAGACGACGGAGGACTGGCAGTCCGAGCGAACCGCGTGGCGTGCTAAGTACAGCGTGGTAATCGAGGGACCCTCAGAGCGCGAGTACCGCGCCATCAAACATCGCTACCACGAGCGTCAGGATAAGATCGACGCCGACTGGAAGCGGTTCACCGCGAAGTTGTTCGCTGAGCTGAGTGAAACTCAAGAGGCACCGAAGGTTGCACTCGCGTTTGACGGTGTCGACGTCGACGAACTCGACGATCCCGACGTAGCTTGAGACGGAACCCACGTGAGCTGGTTTAGTAGAACTTTCGGTCACGAACCGATCGAACCTCGTCGCGCGTCGAGTCACACTAGTTCCGTGGACGCGACGTCGACGCCGGTCGTTACCCGGCGACCTGGTCGGCTCTACCAGCCGGCTGAGCGCAGCTTCACGATCACGTGCTCGCTCGGTGGGTTCAACGACGTTAAGCTGGAGTGGTACGGCACATCGACCGACGACGCGCGCGACACGTTCCTCGAGTACCTACACAAGAACGACGAGTTCGGTATACCGGGTTGGCCCGAGTACCGAACGATGGGAGTGCGGTTCTACGGTCAGAGTAAGTCTCTTACCTTTAAGACCGAGTGGGTTGCCGGATTTACCGTAAGTAATCACTAGGGAGACGATGTGACGAACGCCGAGCGCGAGGAGCTCGCGCTGGATGAGGTGGGAGCGGTCATCAACGGGTCGCTCACGATCCTCGACGAACTCGCGGAGATCGCTAAGAGACGTGAAGTTATGATTAATATATCAGTGACACCGTTCGACCAGCGCGCGAGCGTCGACGCCGAGGAGAGTAACGGCTAGTGACGCAGATGGGGGAACTCGAGGGGTGAAGCTGCTACTGCGGCTACTACTCAGCACGGTGCTGGTGCTAGTCACACTAGCGTCGGCGCTGGTCGTCGGACTCGTGATCGCACTCGTGATCGCGACGCTGTTCGCGTAGTTAGGAGAAGTGATGCCGAAGAGGCAAGTTAGGTACGACAACCCAATCTGGGATGAGCTCGTCGGTGAATACGGAGGTGATCCACGACCGTACGAACCTGGTGTGATCAACCTGCCGTTTACGATCGACGACGCGCCGTTCTTTACCGGTACGGAGTTCGACCTGCCGGAGAGTCACACCGGTGAACTGATCGAGGAGAAACTGTGATTACCGCGCTGTGGATCGTCGTCATCGCACTTCCGCTGGGCTCACTGGTCGTGGACGCCGCGCGACGACCGCTTCTCGCGCGGAACGCCAAGGCGCGACTGGTGAACCGCAACCCGTTCATGAGTGAGTTCAGTGAGTGGGTCGCAGATCGTCGACGCGGCACGCGTCACGCGCGACCGTCCGATCGGTTGACGCGCGTTCGACAGCGTGCCGGCGAGTTGCTGATCGGTGCCGCGTTGGCTAGCGGCGTCGGTTGCGACCGTCAGCCCGAGCTCAGCGTTCCGTCGTGGTACGACCGGTGATCCGGTGATCTTGTATCATCGTGATACTAGTGTCTACTATCTGTCCAGTTTGATCAACGACCAGACCAGCGATAGGAACGTTCGTGGATGCTTCAACGGGAGGTCGCATTGCCCAACCAGCGTGACACCGGGGTAGGTTTTGGGAGGGTCGAACCGAGCGCTAACTTGCGCGCCCTGGCGGCCACGTTGTTTGAGATGTACGTAGCTCTAACCGATCGAGGATTTACCGAGTCACAATCACTAATCATACTTAACGGTATGTTGTGTGAGGCTGTGATGACCGACGACCCAGGGACGGAGACCACTGGGCCTAATTGACTCGCGTTGGGCGCGTCAACGCGACCCGGCTTAATAGGTATCACGTCGCGAAGGCCGTTCGGGAGCATCACGCCGGTGCCTAACTCCTGCTATGAACGCGACCTGCGCGCCCAACGCTGCCCCACTCACGTGACGGTCACGGTAACCGTGATCGATTCTGCTACGATTAGTCTTATCAACGAACGCTACGTCTCGTTGAAGGAGGATAAACCAGTGAGTGACGCCAACCGAAGCTGGCGAACGAGCTCGCGCTGCGCGGCCGACAGACCGCAGTGCGTCGAGGTCAGTCTCGAGCCGACCGTCGCCGTTCGCGACACCAAGAACCCCGACGGTACTAGGATCCTCAACGTCGATACGCGGAGCTGGGCGCAGTTCGTGAACGCGATCGCTCGGTGAGGTACGACGTCGCAGAACACACGGCGGTAACGGCCTGTCCCCTCGACCGCTACCGTTGCTGCGACGTCGGCACGCTTCCATCGTCTAACGAAAGACGTACGACGTTCCGAACGCGTCGTAAGATCTAGGCTCGTTACCTAGTGGGAGCACTCCGGTTAGCTCGACGTAGGAGTGATTGTGACCTGGTTCTGGATCGCGTTGCTGGGCGTGTTGCTGCTCGTCTCAGCCGGTGGACTGACCTACATGAGGTCGCGACCGATCGACGAGGACACCGGTCAACCGCAGCGCTCAACGCGCGCACTGGTCCGACAACGTCGCGCCGTCATGACGACGTTGATGGACGACGCTAACGTCCCCCAAACCGCCTACGCGCTGCGAACGGCGGTTAGACTAGCGCCGGAGTCGTTTCAGGCGTTGATGATCGACATGCGAGACCGAGGTCTCGTCGAGACGTACACTCCCGAGTACGACGACACTCATAACTTTCCCCTTCCCCACTACCGGTTGACGGATCGTGGGGTCGCGGAGGCGCAGCTATCCGGCGGCGACCACGCCTCCGGACGTCACCGCGCCTAGGAGCTACCGTGAAGGCCGATAAGTTCGTCGACGAGGTTCGCTGGGCCGCCGAGCGCGTTCGCCAGCAGAGCGCCGATGAGGAGCCGTTCGTCGTCGTTGGTCGGTGCGCGAACGGTGATGACGTTCCGGTTCGTAGTGTGACGTACGTCGGTAACGTCGTTAGGATCGTCGTCGATCGCTAGGTTCCGGTTGCTACGCTGTAGGTGTGGCAACCGAACGCGAGATCGCAGCGGCGGGTGCGCGCGCGTTCGAGCAGTACATGCTGCGTCCACCGAAGTGGGTACCGAACCCCCACCAGGTACCGCCGCCCGGTGACTGGTACGGCTGGATGCTGCTGGCCGGTCGAGGTTCCGGTAAGACCGACGCGTGCTCGAACTACGTCGCTAAGCACGTCGAGGGACCACCGTGCCTCGGTGGTGCGGTCCCCCACTGGATCGGCATCATCGCGCCAACGCTCGGCGACGCGGTCACTGCGTGCTACAGCGGTCCGTCCGGTATCCGGGTTCACAGTCCCAGCGCGAAGATGGTTCAGTCGGCCGGTGGTACCATCATTCGTTGGCCGAACGGTAGCCAGGCTAAGCTGTTCGGCGCGCAGTCACCGGAGGACGTCGAGCGACTTCGTGCCGGTGGTAACACGTGCCTGATCTGGGCGGAGGAGCTCGCCGCGTGGCGCTACCTCGACGCCTGCTGGGAGCAGATGCGATTCGGTTTGCGGTCCGGTAGTCGACCTCACTGGATCGCGTCGACGACGCCGAAGCCGCGACCTCGAATCAAGAAGCTCGCCAAGGAGACGCCGCACAACGTCGTCATCACGCGGGCGTCGACGGACGACAATCCTCACCTCGAGAGTCACGTTCGCGAGGCGCTGTACGACGAGTACGGTGGGACGCAGATCGGACGCCAGGAGCTCCACGCGGAGATCCTCGACGAGGACAAGAACGCGCTGTGGCGTCGGAAGAACATCGACGACCACCGCGTCGACGAGGCGCCCGAACTTCGTAAGATTACCGTCGGTGTCGACCCGTCCGGCGGCGCGGGCGAGCAGGGAATCATCGTCGTCGGTAAGGCCGTGCTGGACGTCGTCCAGGACGGAAAGCTGAAGACGCGCAGCGAGGGCTACGTCCTCGACGACCGGACCGTGACCGAGTCGCCGGCCGGTTGGGGTCGCGCAGCCGTCCGCGCGGCCGTCGACTGGGAGGCCGACGACATCGTGGTCGAGGTCAACTTCGGTGGTGACATGGCTGTGTCGACGATCGCCGGTGCGGCCGAGGCGATGGGAATCAACATTCCGATCCGTCAGGTCCGCGCGTCGCGCGGTAAGCGCGTTCGCGCCGAGCCGGTCGCGGCGCTGTCCGAGCGCGGTCTCTGGCACCACGTCGGTACGTTCGAGGTCCTCGAGGATCAGCTGGTGACGTGGACCGAGGAGCTCGGGTTCTCGCCGGACCGCCTCGACGCCATGGTTTGGCCAGCGTGGCACCAGCGACTGGTGAGCGCGCGAATGCGTGGTGAGGCGTCCTTTGGCGGCAGTGTGGCGACGCTGCGGATCGTCGGCTGACGGCACTCGTCACCAAGGTGCCACCTGATAGAGTTGCCGTCGGCAATTGCTACGTTACGACTTCGGGGAGTCCCCTAAATCATGGTTGATCCAGTGCGGCATCTCGCCGAGATTACTAAGATTGTTCTTGACACATCTACCATGCTCTCGACCAAGGCCGGTGAGCTGCTCGATCGCTTGATCGAGCAGTTGCCGCCGGACGAGGAGCCCAGTCCGCTGACCCTCGAGGCCAGCGACGACGCGACCGACGAGACCGGTATGACCGTCCTGCTGGCCTGGGACAACATGGGCAGCGGCAACAACGTGACCATCGACTGGGGCGCCACCGACGCGGTGGACGACGACGAACCGGCGACCGGAACGGCGACGTACCGCTACGCAGACGCCGGCACCTTTACGATCACCGTGACCGATCTTGAGGACGAGACTCGCACCGCGTCGGCGGACGTCGAGGTTCCCTTCGGTGGTCGCGAGCTGACCGTAACCACGGCGGAGTCGACGCCGGACACGACGCGAATGACCGTCGACGTCACGGTCGACAACCACGGTAGCGGTACCGTGACGTTGAACTTCGGCGACGGTACGCCGACCGGAACCAACTCCGGCGACGGCACCACGGTCACCGCTCACCAGTTCGCTACCGCTGGAACGTACACCGTTACGGCGACCGACGACGACGACCCGACCCGGACGGCGGCTACCAGCGTCACCGTACCGTTTACCGGTTCCTCGCGTCGCCGCTGACGCGACCGAGTGGGGGCCTCGACCACGTAGGTCGGGGCCCTCACACCTACGTTCGACTACGCTAGCTACGTGGCTAAGATGACGGCGGCGAGCTGGCAGGGTGAGCACGGTAGCTTACTTATGACGCGGTACGACGTCGTCTGCGTTCACACGATCGTTGGAAACCCTCCGGCGCACGCGGCGCACTTCTCGACGCGCGCGGACGGTCACATTTTTCAGAGTCGCGACACCGCCTACCGGTCGGCGGCGAACTATCGAGGCAACCACCGCGTCATCGCGATCGAGAACGACGACCACGGCCCCGAGTACGGCGTGTGGAACACTCGCGACGGTCACGCGGTACCGAGGTTCACCGTCGCGCAGGTCGAGGCCGTCGCGCAGATCTGCGCGTGGGCACACCGAACGCACGGCGTTCCACTAGTCCTGTGTCCGAACAGCCTACCGACCAGCCGTGGCATCGCGTACCACCGACAGGGGATCGACGGTAACTGGACCGGCTACGCCTACGGGGGCCGCGTCACCGGAGGTGAGCTCTGGTCGGAGTCGGGTGGCAAGGTCTGCCCGGGTGATCGACGAATTAGGCAGCTCATCGAGGAGATCATTCCTCGCGCTCGCGAGATCGCAGGATTGGAGCAGGACTTGGACGCGAACGATAAGAACACACTTAACGCGCTAGCGTGGCGACAGAAGGCGCTCAACGACGGCGCGCTGACGGTCGATGAGGACGCGGTTCCGGCGAACGTACGCGGGGAGGTCGTCCAGCTCAACCACCTACTTAGCGGACTGGCGTGGCGGCTCAAGGCGCTGGTTGACGCCGAGGACGCGGTATCCAGTCACGCGCTGCCCGAGAACGTTCGAGGCGAGACGCTCGAGGTTGTTCGACTGATCCGCGAGACTCGTGACGAACTCAACAAATTGCACGTCAAGGTTGACACGTTGACGACACGCCTCGAGACGCCGGAAGTTCCCGGCGTCGACGTTACCGAGCTGGCGACGCGGCTCGCCGCGCTGGTCGCGCCGACGGTGGCGAACGCCGTTAACGACGAGTTCGCGCGTCGACAGGTCGACTAGCGTGCGCGTGCTCCCACCTAGTTGTACTCTGACAGCCGCAGGCGGCGAAGGGACAGTAATGACCGACGAGGCAAGGACGAGGACGGGCGCGACTACCGACGACGGTAAGCGGCGCGCGACGACACCGCGCGCGGAGGCGTCCGGTAAGACGTCTACTAAGACGTACGCGTCGCCGACGTCGACCGACGCGGCGAGTGCTCAGGCCACCGCGTCGACGACTCTCGCAGGTGAGTCGACGACCAAGTCGAGCCCGTCCAGCGCGTCGAGCGCGTCGAGTCCGCCGCCCGAGGCGTCGCCTCGCAACGGCGTCAGCGTCAACGTCGCGACGGTTACCACCGCGTTTCACAACGGTGCGAAGTCGCGATCAGTTCGGGCGATCCAGGCGGCGCTCGTCGCGCGTGGGTTCGAACCGGGTAACACCGAGGGGCTCGTCGACTACGGGACGCGCGCGGCGTACGCGAAGTTTCAGAAGAGCGTCGACGAGCGCGCGACCGGCATTCCAACCGCCGACTCACTGGACATCCTGGGTTTCAACGTCGTTGGGTAACCGCTAGGTTAGGAGACGATATGTTCAGCGCAGCTTTTTGGACCGGTGCGTTCGATCGCGCCATTAAATCCTTCGCCCAGGCCCTGCTGCTTATGTGGGGCTTCGATGAGGGATTCAACGTTCTTGAGATTAACTTCGTCGCGTCGCTGGGCGTCGGCGCGGGAGCTGCCGTTCTCTCGTTACTCACGTCGGTGATCTCGGCCCCGGTCGGCGAGCGCGGTACCACGTCGATGCTGAGCGGTGGCCACTAGGTGACGTTCGGTTGGCTGTTCGCGCTCATGACGCTGACGACGTACCGGGTCACACGTCTACTGGTCGTGGACAACTTTCCGCCGATCCTCTGGGTACGAACGAAGCTGACCGGCGACGAGGACGAGGGCGTACAGCCGGAACCCTGGGTACCGTGGTGGCTGTCCTACCTCGCTGGTTGCCCCTGGTGCATGTCCGTGTGGGTAGCGGGAGCGATGACGCTCGCGGTAGCGTTGACCGTCGGACTACCCTACCCACTCTTGGTCTGGGGCGGTCTCGCCGCGCTAGCTCCCTGGCTATCGCATCTTGAGGACTTTCTGACACGCGGGTAGGAGTAATCATGGCTAGGTGGTGGCCGCGACGTCGGCACTGGCCGACTCCTACACCGACGACGCCGACCGAGCTCGTCGTTCCCCAGCCCGAGGTCATGACCGCCGCCGCGCTCGCCGTCGGTGCGATGTCCGAGGGTCGCCGCAGCCTAGTGCCGCAGTACGAGTCGTGGCAGCGCGAGCTCTGGGACTACTACGACAGCATGGGCGACTTCGGCTACGCGGTGACGTGGCGTGCCAACATGGTGTCCCGCGTTCGACTGCGCGCCGGTAAGGTCGAACCCGGCAACGACGAGCCTACCATCGTGGACGACGGACCGGCGGCCGAGATCGTCTCAGAGTTGACGAACGAGCTTAACAGTACCGCCGACATCATGTCGACGCTGTCGACGCACCTAGACATTCCCGGTGAGGGTTGGCTCATCGGTGAAAAGATCGGTAGCAAGAACCGCTGGCAGGTTCGGTCCAACGACGAGATCCGAAAGCGCAACACGACGTACGAGGTCATCGACGAGGCGTCGTTCCTCGGTAACATCGAGTGGCGATCGCTGGCACCCGACCACTACATCGTTCGAATCTGGCGACCGCACAAGCGCTACCGCCACCTCGCCTACTCGCCGGCCAAGGCGGCACGTGGCGCGATGCGTGAGCTCGAATTGGCTAACCGGCACATCACCGCGCAGTACCTATCGCGACTGGCGTCGGCCGGCGTCGTCATCTTTCCCGATGAGATCACGTTTCCGGTACGTCCCGAGTTCGCCGACGCGCCGGACCCGTTCGTCCGCGAGTGGATCGAGACCGCGTCCGAGGCGATCAAGACGCCCGGTACCGCCGCCGCCGTGGTGCCGATCCCAATCCGCGTTCCGGGCGAGTACATTGATAAGATCAAGCACATCGACTTCACGCAGAAGCTCGATGACAAGATCATCGAAAAGCGGGACGCCGCGCGTCGCGCGCTGGCGTCGATGATCAACGTTCCAACGGAGCTGTTGTTCGACGCGGGCTCGCTAAACCACTGGGGGCTGTGGCAGCTGGAGGAGTCGGCGATCAAGGTGCACATCGCGCCGGACGTCGAGATCATGGTCAACGGTTTGACCACGGGGTACCTTCACCCGCGCATGCGCGCGCAGGGTCTCGACGACTGGGAGGACTGGGTCGTCTGGTACGACGCGTCGGAGATCATCGCGCGTCCCGACCGGTCGAACAACGTGCTTAAGGCGTACGACCGGTTCGAGGTCAACGGTAAGACGCTGCGGCGCGAGATCGGTCTCACCGAGGACGACGCGCCAACTAAGACCGAGCTCGAGGACATGGTTCTTAAGCGGCTGGCGTCGAACCCGCAGATCGGCTTCCTGGTACTGCACGAGCTGACCGGCATCGAGATTCCCGAGTCGCTACTCGTCGAGCCGGACAGCGACGTCACCGGCCAGCGGCCGAACAACTCGCAGCGATCGGACGCGCTACCGGACCGCGACGACGAGCACCACGAGGGTGACGCGGGAACAACCGGCGGCGACTCTGACACAGCGCCGGGCGACGACCTCGACAACCTCGCGTCACGAATCGAGGAGCGCGACGCGTTCACGATCCTCCAGGCGACGTCGCAGCACACGATCGAGTTCAACGTTAGCGGCTGGAAGCTTAAGCACCCACTACTTTGTCAACCGCGACTGTTCTCGTGCCCGTTCACCTACGCCACCAAGGATGGTTTGAAGATTCATCCCGGAACGCCGGGCAACTACGAGTGCACGCTGAACCGGCGAGGTAACGTCACGATCGGTCGCCGAGTGTTCACCAGCGAGCGTGAGCTCATTCCGACGGACCCGGGACGAGTTAATGGGCACAAGCACTGAGCACACGGGCGCGATGATCGCGCTGGTCCCCTCGAACGCGGACCTCGCGCGCCTCGCGATCGACGAGGACTACGCGGAGCCCACCGAGGAACTTCACCTAACGCTGTACTACCTCGGTGACGCGGCGGACGTCGACACCGCGACACGCGAGGGTATGATCAACGCCGTTACCAGCATGATCGCCAACCGGAACGTGCCGGTCGTCGCCGGTCGCGCGTTCGGCGTCGCCCACTGGAATCCTGACGGTGACGACCCAGCGTGGGTACTTAACGTCGGTGACGCCCCGAACGACGAGCCCGACGCGGAGAGCCTCGCCCAGCTACGTGGGACGATCTCGGAGGCGCTAGCAGACGGCGGTGTCGACTTTGACATGCCCGAGCAGCACAGTCCGTGGCAACCGCACATTTGCCTAGCTTACTCAGCCGACGACCGGTCGGAGGAGCTCCGGCGACGTCTAGGAGACGTGATCTTCGACCGCGTGCGCTTAGCCTTCGGCGGTGAGGTGACGGACGTTCCGCTGGGAAGGGCTGCTACCGTATCATCAGCATTGGGAGGTACCGTCGTGCCGTGGAGCAAGGTGCAGAATCACGCGGAGTGCCCCGACGGTAAGCCGTGGGCCGTCGTGAAGGACGAGGGCGGCGAGGTCGAGGGTTGTCACGCGTCCGAGGAGGCCGCCAACGACCAGCTCGCGGCGCTCAACGCCAGCGAGCGCGACGACGTGCACGCGGCTGAGACCGTCGCAACCGAGGTGGTTGAGCCGCTGGTAGCCGCGTCACCACCCAATAACGCTGACGACGGTGAGTGCCCCGACGGTCACCGACGACTGCCGAACGGTGAGTGCATCTCCGACGAGGAGTACGCGGTTCGGTCCGCGTGGCACGGCGTGCTGGTCGTCGAGGGCGTGACGACCGGTGACGGTCGCGAGTTCTCGCCGGACGCGCTGTCCTGGGCGGACAACGCGCTCCTCCGCTGGCAGAAGGAGGGGTCGCACGGCGGCGATCACGACGTGACGGTGTCCGTCGGTCGCATCGACGAGGTTTGGCGCGTCGGTAACCAGGTTATGGGTCGCGGCGTTCTCGACATCGAGTCGGTCGACGGCTTCGAGATCGCGCGGCGACTCGGTGACAACTTCGCCGGTGGCATCTCGATCGACGCGGACGACATCCAGGACGCCGACGTCGAGTTCGTCTGGTCGGAAGACCCGAGCGGTACCGCCGAGGACGACCCACTGATGATGCTCTTCGCGCAGCCGGAGAAGATGATCTTTCACGGTGGTCGCGTCCGCGCGGCGACGCTGTGCGACATTCCCGCGTTCGTCGAGGCGCGCATTCAGCTCGGCACCGTCGAGGACGACGTGGTCACGCTCGCGGCGAGTGCCGCGTCGACGTCCACCTCGGCGGCGGTCGTCGCGGCGCACGGAACACCGACGTCCGACTCCCCCTGGAACCAGGAGTTTGCGCGTCGCCTACCGAACATCATGCCGCTGGAGCTGGCACGCTCCGCGTACGCGTGGGTCGAGGAGCCGGTCGCTGGACGCGTCGGCAAGATGTCCTGCGCGTACCTTCACCACGAGATCTCTGACACCGGTGAGGTCGGTGCCGCCAACCTCACGGCCTGCGCGGCGGCGATCGCCGCGCTTCGCGTCAACGACGCGTACGCCGACGAGGATCGACACGCCGTCTACGGGCACCTCGCGGCGCACCTACGCGACGCGGGTCAGGAGCCACCACCGCTGGACGACGAGTCGCTCGTCGCGGCGGTCACGCTGGACGACTGGCGTCCCGACCGGTCGTGGTTCGAGGACCCACAGTTCTCGGTGCCTACTGGGATCACCGTGACCGACGACGGTCGCGTCTACGGCCACGCCGCGCAGTGGGGCGAGTGTCACATCGGTTTCACCGACCAGTGCATCACACTGCCTCGCGAAGAGAGTCACCCCTACTTCATGACCGGCGAGGTTGTCTGCGCGGACGGCTCACGCGTCGCGGTCGGTCAGATCACCGTTGGAACCGGTCACGCACCGCTGTCCTACCGCGCGTCGAACGCAGCCGAGCACTACGACAACACCGGCGCATCGGTCGCTGACGTCGCGGTCGGGAACGACCGGTTCGGCATCTGGGTTGCCGGCGCGGTGCGCGCCAGCGTCGCCGCGTCGCGCGTTCACGAGCTGCGCGCGTCCGGTCGACTGTCCGGTGACTGGCGACGCATCGGTGGTCAACTCCGACTGGTGGGACTTCTCGCGGTCAACGTCCCAGGCTTCCCAATTACGTCGCCGCGCGCTCGAGTCGCGTCCGGCGCACCTACCGCGCTGGTGGCTGCCGGTCGAACGACCGTCGGTCACGTCGCGCCGGTGACGGTCGTCGAGCCGTCCGAGGACGAACTTAACCAGCTCGCGATGCGACGCGTCATGAACGTGCTCGCCGGTCGCGTTAATCGTGCTCGCGAGATGAGGGAGGTGTAGTTATGTGTAACTGCCGTAAGAAGCGACGTCCCATTCTGAACCCGAGTCAGGTGACGCCGCCGCGTCCCGCGACGAACGCCACGACCGCCAGTGCGGAGCCGCAGTCGGCACCCACCGAGGCACAAGCATCGCAGGCGAGATAACCTGCTACGCTGCGACAGCGAGAGTAAGCGCGCGGGTGCCCGCACGCTCTTCACTAGGAGGACAACATGGGCAAGGGGCCCGAGGAGCTTGTGAACGTCCCGCAGGATCTTACGCTCGTCAACGACACCGAGCTTGAGTCGTACGGGAACCAGGCCGTGGCTGAGTTCGATCGCATTAACGCGCTCGAAGAGGTTACGGCCGAGTCGATCCAGTACGGACTTAAGCTCGCCGACGACATCGACCGCGTCCGCGCCGAGGTCGCCGCGCGAACGGCGCGCGCCCAGCAGGCGGCCGAGTCCAACCGCGCTAAGCTGCTCAAGGATCAGGCCAACCTGAAGGCTCGCGTTCACGGTACGGACGACACCGCCGGTGGAGGCGTCGCCACGGCGACCGCTACCGCCGTCGACGCGGAGGCCATCGCCGCCGCCGCCGCGCGAGGCGTCACCAGCGCGCTGGTTAACGTCCTGGGTGACCGGGTCGCCGGCCGCGAGCTGACGCGCGTCACCGAGCGCGCGACGCTGAACGACGCGCGCCGGTTCGCGCCGCAGAGCGACCTCCCGCCGGCCAAACTGTCCGTCACGGCCAGCGTGGACATCCCTGGCGTGGCGCGCGGTGAGGGGGTGGACAGCCTCGACCGTATGGTGGACATCTTCCAGCGCAAGGCCAAGTCCATGCCCACCACGCACCAGAACCCGAACAAGCAGCTGGTCGCGTCGATCCGCAACGAGTTCGAGCACACCGTCGACGACCGAACGTCGCCGTCTCAGGTCGAGGAGCTGTTCCGGCACCTGACCTCCGAGGACAAGAAGGACTCGCTGGTCGCGGCCGGCGGCTGGTGCGCGCCGTCCGAGATCCGGTACGACTTCTTCAACATCGCGTGCGAGGACGGTCTCATCGACCTGCCGACGTTCGGCGTCTCGCGCGGTGGGATCCAGTTCCCCGTCTCGCCGTCGCTCGCCGACGTCTTCGGCTCCGGCGGTAACCAGGCGTTCGGTGGCTTCAGCGTCGCGTTCTCCGGCGACTCGATCCCGTGGCTCTGGACCGAGGCCGACGACATCGCGGCGGTAACCGGTTCGCCGACCAAGCCGTGCATTCGGGTTCCCTGCCCAGACTTCGACGAGGAGCGGCTGGAGTGCTACGGCATCTGCCTGACCGCCGGTAACCTCACCGACGACGCGTACCCCGAGGCCACCGCGAACTTCCTTCAGCTGCTCATGGCCGCGCACGCGCACGCCATGAACGGTCGACTGATCGCGCACATGGTCTCGCGGTCCTCGGCGGCGATCGACACCGGGTCGTTCGCGGTCACCGGCCAGCCGGTCTACCAGCAGGTCTACGGCGGTCTGTCGCTGGCAGCCACCGACTACCGCGCGCGCTACGGTATGTGCATGGACGACGTGCTCGAGGTCGTCGCGCCGTTCTGGGTCAAGGACGTCATCCGCGCCGACATGGCGTGGCGGAACGGTACCGAGGCGCGGCAGATCCCGGACAGTGAGATCAACGCGCACTTCGCGGCGCTGAACATCCGCGTCCAGTGGGTCAACGACTGGCAGGTGCGCGGCGCCGGACAGTTCGGTAACGCCACCGAGATCGACGACTGGCCCACCTCCGCGACGTTCATGATGTACGCGGCCGGCACCTTCATCAAGGGCAACGGTCTCTCGCTGGACCTCGGCGTGGTGCGCGACAGCGCGCTCAACGAGACCAACGACCACACGGCCGCCTGGTCCGAGGAGTGCCACCTGATCGCGCGGGTCGGTCACGAGTCACGGCAGTACACGATCAACTTCTGCGTCAACGGCAAGACCGGTGGTCAGCTCGCCGCCGGTGCAGCGTGCACCAACCTGTAAGTCCTAGCGAGCCGTAGGATGATCTAGCGCGAAGGGAGGTGACGTAGGTGGCCGGACCACGGCAGATCGTTGATCCGCCTACGTTCACCGCCCGTCCGTTTGGCCTGTTCAGCGTCGTTCAGACGCCGAGCGCCAACGGACCGCACTGGCAGAACGGCGTCACGTGGACGTCGTACTGCATGACGGACGGCATGGGCTCATTGACGTACGACGAGTGCATCGCGACGACCGGTGCGCCCGACGGTCCGGTCCCGGAACCGTCGGTGAAGGACGCGAACGTCGACAGCGTCCTACGCGGTGCGACACCGTTCACACCGTACGTTCGGTTCGACTGCTCGCCGGTCGGTAACGAGGAGGCGCGGCGCGTCGCCAACGACGCGCTCGCGCGCAGCGAGGCGTGGCAGGTCGAGCGTGCCTTCTGGACGGGCGTCGCGGACGGTCAGGACGTCATCTTTCCTCACCTAGCCGCGAACGCCGAGGTCGAGGACGGGCAGGAGACGCTGCTTCAGACGGCCGCGTCACCGGTCGTCACCGGCGGTGCGGTCGACATCGTCAGTGGTCTCGGCCTACTGGAGCAGGCCCTCGCGGACTGCTACGGCGGCGTCGGGGTCATTCACGTTCCGGCGAAGTTGCTGCCCACGCTGGACGGTAACGGACTACTGCGACCGGTTCAGGGTCGCGACGTCGGTTCGGGGCAGTTCGGTCGACAGCTTCAAACGCTCAACGGTAACCTAGTGGCTATCGGCGCCGGTTACCCAGGTACCGGTCCGGATGGCACCGATCCCGGTGACGACGCGTCGTGGATGTACGCGACCGGTGCGGTGTTTATGTACCGATCTGAGGCTAAGATCCACACGGACGCGCAGTCGCTGAACCGCGACAACAACACACTTGAGATGATCGCGGAGCGAACCTACGTACTTGGGTGGGACTGCTGCCACCTGGCGGTTCTCGTCAACCTCGGCGAGTCCACGAGTCCTTGATAGGGAGTTGAGTTATGGCCATTTGCGCGGCACCCATCAAGGGAACGCACCTGAGGATCGTCAAGGTCGACGACTGCGGCGTCCCCGTTACCGGGGCTAGTTCGTTGACCATCGTCACCAAGGGTTTTGTTCAGGTAGTATCTGAGCCTGACTACGAGGACGGCGAGGAGTTCGTTGAGCGGAACGCCGACGGTGAGCTCTGCGTCAACCAGAAGGACAAGCCGTCGCTGAAACGCTTCTCGCTGACGGTCGACTGGTGCGACGTCGACCCGGTGCTGGCCGCGTACACCATGTCGGCGCGCCTACTGGATACCGAGTCTCCCGCTGTCACCGGTACCGGTTGGGCGCTCGGCGAGGGTGAACCGGACAACAAGTTCAGCATGGAGGTCTGGCAGCGCGTCGCCGGTTCCGGCGCGTGCGACCCGTCCGGTGCCCAGCGGTACATCTACAACGCGTGGCCTCACGTCGGCAACACACAGGTTGGTTCGTA